GAGAGAAAGAGCCCACGCGTTAGAAATGGGGGTGAGAACGTACAAGCGGCGGTTGGCTAAGGCCCGTTTGCATGTTGAGCAGGTGCTAGGGCTGTGACTTCCAAAGCGGTTAACCGTGTATTCCGCGTGACCGTTTTGGAAGGCAGGAAGCCTAAGACGTTTTCTATGGTGGTGCCTGCCAGCACTACCAAGAAGGCAGCAAGAATAAGCGTTATCGCCCGCTTTGGGGCGCATCGAGTGGTGAGCGTGAAATAACGCTAGCACGCTATAACGCAGCAAATGGCAATGAGCGTTGGCGCGCTATTCAAAACCGACAGTAGGAGGGCATGCAATGCCTAATCTCGATCAGCCCCGGTTAGTGACCGGGCATGCCGTTAGCCCCAACGGGCGCGGTGACATGGGCCAAGCGGTTATCGCTCACGGGCCGTACTCCCCAGGTGGTGCCCAAAACCATTACCTCATTGGTGTGGGCGCTGACTGTGAGATGATGAGCGGTGGCGCTCAGGTGCTGGGGTGTATCAGCTTTCAGGACGGCAACCCGCAGGAGGCTGGGCCTAATGGGGTGAGCATAGAAGCGTTGCTGGCGGTGTGTGCCGACCGCCTTGAGCGTTTTCAAGATGGGCCGCATGCGAACCTTTATAACGCTGAGGCGCTGCTAGGGATTGAGCGTGCGCTAGAGGCGTTGAAAGATCGCACGCGGGAGCGTGACGCGGTGGGCCGCTAGCATGGAGTTTTTATCGACTATTGCTGGCTTTTTCGTGCCTAGGTTTGTAACCGACTGGGTGGTTCTGTACGAAAACGAAAATGGTGATCTTTATACTGCTATGACAATGGAGGTTTGGGACGAAGAGCTAGACCCTGCTCCCGATGCGGTAATGAAGGTTAAGGCGCTTTCTTGGCTGGGTATCGGCTGGAAAGGAAAGGCCGATGGGGAGCCGATGCCGTTTGACGAATGGAAAGCAAGTTACTATTAAAACGCTATAACGCTAGCGTGATATAACGCAATAACGCAACGGCTCAGCCCGGCGCATTGACCCCCGAGCGGGGCGTTGCTGTCTCGGAGTTTGAGCCAATGCCTAAAACCCTCGCTGTTACCCTGTCTGACGCGGCTATTAAGCGTCACATTCAAGACCCTTCGATTACTCAATTACGCGACCCGCGCTACCCGGTGCGGGTGCGCTTTCATGCGAGCCGTGATCGTGCCAGCTGGTACGTGGTGCGCTATGCGGGTGGGCGTGGCCACTGGCACCGGGTAGGCAATTACCCGGAGTTGACGACCCGCGCCCTGCTGGCGCGGTTGCCTGAGTTGGAGGCCAAGCTGGCGCTCGATCCTGCCGGGCCGGTGGGTGTCGATGCGTGGGAAACCGTGGCTGACCTGCTGTGTTGGTATCGTGACCGTTCGGCTTCCCATGGCCGGTTATCCGCTACTCGAAAATCATCGATCAAAACCGCCGTTAATCGGCACCTATTGCCCCTGTTCGGTGCCCAGCCGTTGGCAGGCATTACCCCGGCGTGTATCGACAGTGGCTTGGTGTGGCCGCTGCAAGAGCATTATTCCGTTGCTTACGTTCGTTTGATATTTGGCGTGATCAAAGCCGCGTTTAAGCAAGCCCGTAAGCTGAACCTGCTGGATACTGACCCCTTCGCAGGCGTGAATGTGGGTGATTTCATCGACGCGAAAACCCCAGCTAAGGCGGGGGCGCTAACCGCTGCCGATGTGCCCGATCTGATAAGCGCCTTGCGTTCGTGCGAACCGCCGGGGTGTTTCCTGCTGTTGTTGATGCTGCTGTTTGGCACCCGCATAGGGGAAACGCGTTTAGCGAAGTGGCCTCAGTTCGATCTGGAAGCGCGCACCTGGACTATCCCTACCGACAACACAAAATCAAAGCGACAACACCGCCTGCCGTTAACGCCCATGGCCGTGACGCTGCTAACCCGTTACCGCGCTTATCAGCAGGCGAACGGTTACCGGGGCGTGTATCTGTTCCCTGGTGCATCCAAAGGAAAGCCGCTATCCCGTTCAGCCGTGTTTGATTTGGTGGTGAGTGCCAGCGGTGCGCGGTGGCATTCCCATGACCTGCGTAAGCTGGCCCGTACAACGTGGGCTGACCTCGGGGTCGAGTATCTGGCCGGTGAGTTGTTGCTGAACCATGCGCTATCGAAGCTCGACCGTACCTACATTCATACCTACGCTGAGCGGCAGATTCTCGATGCGTTGGAGCGCTGGCATACCTGGCTATGTGAGCGCGGTTTTAGCGTGTTTCTGACCGAGACAGAACCAAGATTGTCGTTTTATCACAACAGCGACCAGCCCCAGTGGTGGCAAGGGGTGGCGGGGTAATGAGCAAACCTATCTGTTAAGAGTATCCAGCACCTGCCGCGATGGTGGTTGGCATGCTGGTGTGTAACACTCTTGAGGGGCATTTAACACTCAACGTGTTGCATCCGGTGGCACTTTGATCTATCGTTTATGGCATGTGGGGTATTTCCGTTCCCTTAGCCCCGCAGCAAGCCCTTTAATGTTCTCTGCTTAGACATGCCGCCCCTCACCGGGCGGTTTTTTTATGTCTGCGATTTGGTGATTGCTTATGAAAGTCGACGCTGGCCGTGTGATTGCGTACGTGGGCGGTAGTGGCGTGTCTGCTGTGTCGCAAACGTCCAAGGCCAGCGCGGCCGCCGTCATGGATATTTCACCCTCGCCCGGTGAGGTGGTGTCGCTGCTGAACATGCCGCTGATTGAGATGGGAGGCGTTCACGTGGTGACGGCTGATGTGGTGAGCGTGGGCGGCTTGGTGTTCGTCGGGCTGCGCTTGGCGTTCGATATTTGGAAGCACTTTGACAACCGGCGGGGTGGGCGCAATGGCTAACAAACGAGCGATTAGCGCCGGAGTGGGCGCGGTGATGGCGATAGCGGCGGGCATCATCGTGCCGTTCGAGGGCACCAAGCTGGAGAGCTACCGCGACGCGGTAGGCGTGTGGACGGTATGCACCGGGCACACGGCCACGGCAGCCCCAGGCCAAACGCTCACCCCGGCAGAGTGTGACGCGTTGCTAGAGCAGGACATGCGCGAGGCGCTGAGCGCGGTGGATCGCATCATTACCGCGCCCCTTCCCGATGATACCCGCGCCGCGTTCGTTTCGTTCACGTTCAACGTGGGCGCGGGCAACCTGCAGCGTTCGACGCTGGCCCGGCTGGCGAATGCTGGGGAGCTTGAGGCTGCATGCAATGAGTTGTCCCGCTGGGTGTATGCCGGTGGTGAGCGGTTGCGCGGGCTGGCAAGACGCCGCGCCGTTGAGCGTGATGTGTGTTTAGAGGGGGTGCGGGATGCTGAGCAGGCTGCTAACGAAGCTGATTCCGTGGGCGCTGGTGATAGCGCTGGTCGCTGGCATTGGTTTGATGTGGCGACTCAGTGGGTTACAGGCTGAGTTAGAGCAGGCCCAGCAGCAGCACGCGAAAGCACAAGCCGCGCTTGATGTGACCGCCGCGACGTTGGCGGTGCAGGTAGAGCGTAACCGGCTGTTAGTTGAAGCGTTAGATGTGCGCGAACGTGAATTAAACGACGGCGCGCAGCGCATCGACCGACTGCGTGCCCAGGCCGAAGCCTTGGGGGTGAACGATGCGGATTCAGATTCTAGGACGTGGACTGGCCAGCCTGTGCCTATCGGCGTTGCTGATTGGGTGCGCCGCCTCACCCGCCCCGACACCAGCGGAGCCGACACCCCAAGCGCTGCCGTGGTTCCTGATTGATCCACGCCCCGCGCCCGTCCGAGAGATCCACACCAACCGCGACCTGCTGCAGCTGCTGGCCGACTACGAAGCCCTGCGCATCCGCTTCAACGCCGACCGCCGCGCCGTCGCGTTGATCTTCCGCAACCGGCAGGCCGAGTAATGCACCAACGCGGTGCAGAAAAATAAAAAGGTACTCCCGACCCCACCCCCTAGAGTACGGGGGCAATCAGTCGCGGAATTTGCCTATGCACGAGATTTTTCCGGGGGGAGGTTGTTGTTTTGTCGAAGAACGATAACGTCGTTCAGCTTCACCCCGGCTGGCTGAACAAAAAGGATATGGCGGCTAGCCTCAGAATATCCGTGCAAGCCTTTGATAAGTGGGGAGTTGAGCCTGTCGCCCGGCAGGGGCGTTCTGTTTACTTTGACGCCCGCGCCGTGCTGGAGCATCGGCTGGCAGAGATTGCCGCGAAGCACCAACCCAACGCAACCGATGACGGCGAAGAGATAGACCACAACATCGAGTACAAAATTGACGTTGAGCGCCGCCGATTATTGGCCGCTCAGTCGGAGGGGCAAGAGCAGAAAAACGCCGAGAAAGCCAAGCGTTTAATCGATGCGGGATTTGCCACGTTCGCGCTTTCTCGCATGGCGGCAGAGATTGCCACCGTGCTAGACACCCTGCCGTTAACCATGAAACGGAAACACCCCGACCTAGAAACCCGCCATCTTGAGACACTGATGCGCGAGCTGGCGAAGGCGCGGAATCAGGCAGCGGGGTTAGATGACCGCCTGCCTGGATTCCTAGATGAATTTATCGCCGCCAACAACTGAGCAGCTAGAAGAGCTGGCCAAGGCGGTGCGCCTTGGTTTGGCGGCCTTGCACCGCCCGCCACCCATGACCGCCGTGGAATGGGCCAACGAACACTTTTACCTATCGTCGGAATCCAGCTACCACGAAGGCCGGTGGGAAACCCTGCCGTTTCAGGTCGCTATTCTGAACGCGATGGGTAACGACGAGATCCGCAAGGTCAATATCGTTAAGTCGGCCCGCCTTGGTTACACCAAGATGATGTTGGCCGCGATTGGGTATCTGCTGGAGCACAAGAAACGTAACTGCCTGACGTTTTCGCCCACCGACGACGACCGCGACAAGTTCAGCAAAACCCACGTTAAAACCATGATCCGTGACATTCCGGTGGTGCTGGCGCTGGCACCCTGGCACGGCAAGAAACACACGGACAACACCACCGCCGCCAAGCGCTTCGCCAACGGCAAGCAGCTGTTTATGCACGGTGGTAAGGCGGCTCGCAACTACCGCGAGATAAGCGCGGATGGCGTCTTTTATGACGAGCTTTCGGGCTTTGATAGCGACATCGAGCGCGAAGGTACGCCCACCACGTTGGGCGACAAACGCCTTGAAGGCGCGACGTTTCCCAAGTCGGTGCGCGGCTCGACGCCCAAGCTGGCCGGGTCGTGTCAGATAACCCTTGCCGCTGAGGAGTCGCCCCACCTACTGCGCTGCAACGTGCCTTGCCCACATTGCGGTGAAGAGCAGGTGTTGAAGTGGGGCGGCAAAGACGAGCCCTACGGGTTCAAGTGGGATAAGGGGAACGCGGAAAGCGCGTTCTACCTGTGTGAGCATAACGGCTGCGTGATCCGTCAACATGAGCTACACGACGACACCCGCCCGCACAGCATCGCCCAGGCCCGCTATGTCTGTGAGAAAACCGGCATTTGGACGCGTGACGGCATCGACTTTTTTGATAAAGACGACCAGCCAATACCGACCCCGCGCACCGTGTCGTTTCATATCTGGACAGCCTACAGCCCGCTAACCACGTGGGCGCAAATTGTTTACGACTTCCTGGACGCCAAAGGCGACGCCACCAAGCTCAAGACGTTTGTTAATACGACGTTGGGCGAAACGTGGGAAGACGAGTACGGCGAAAAGCTGGACTGGGAATTGCTCTACGGCAGGCGCGAGGTTTACGCCCAGGTGCCCAACCGCGCCGTGGGGCTGTTTGGCGGCATCGACACCCAAGACGACCGTTACGAGGGCCGCGTATGGGCGGTGGGCGCTGGTCAAGAAATGTGGCTGGTGGATCGCTGGATTCTCTACGGCGACCCGGCAGGCGCGGAGCTGCTGAAAAAAGTGGGCGAGCGCCTGCACCGCACTTACACCCGCGAAGATGGCGGCGTGATGAACGTCATACGCTGGGGTTGGGATTCCGGCGGCAGCTACACCGACGAGGTTTACAGCCAGTCGAAAAAGCACGGCTTGATGTGGGTGGTGCCCGTGAGGGGTGCCAACGACTACGGCAAACCCATCGCCAACTTCCCCCGCAAGAAACACAAGGGCGTATATCTCACCGAGGTAGGCACCAACAACGCCAAAGAGCTGATTTACAACCGCCTGAAAATACAGCCGCAACCCGGCGTCGCTGTCGAGGGCTGTATACACCTACCCGCCAACGATGAGCTATGCGACGAAGACGAGCTAAAGCAGCTCACCGCCGAGGTGAAACTACCCCGCGTGGTGAAAGGCCAGCGCAAATATCTATGGGATTCCGGCGGGCGGCGAAACGAGGCGCTTGACTGCTTGGTGTACGCCCTGGCGGCGCTCTATGTCTCGATGCAGCGCTTTGGCTTTGATCCCAACCAACAGCCGGTCATGGCCACACCGCCGCCGGACAAAACACCGCCACCCGCCCCCGCCCAGGCACAAGCCCCGGCAGCGGGTGGCGGCTGGCTGCAAACTCAAGGAGGCAGCTGGTTATGAGCTACACCGCCCAGCAAATGGTGGATTTTTACATTCAGGCAGAGCGCGACGTCTTGGATGGGCGCACGGTGACCCAAGGCAACCGCACGCTCACGATGGTAGACCTGCCCGCCATACGCCAAGGGCGGCAAGAGTGGGAGCGTAAGCTGGCGTTAGAGCGCAGCCGTGGCGCATCCGGTGGCCCCGGTTTTGTGAGGTTCTTATGAAAAATTGGATCGACAAAGCCCTTGAGCCGTTCGCTCCCGGTCGGGTCGCCCAGCGCCTAGCCGCCCGGCAAATGATCTATGCCTATGAGGCTGCCGCTCCTACGCGATTGCACAAGGCGAAGAGCGAAGGCAAAAGCGCGGATATGGCCGTTCAGCTGGCCGGGCGTTCACTGCGTGAGCAGGCCCGCTATCTGGATGAAAACCATGATTTAGTCACGGGTATTTTTGACCGGCTAGAAGAGCGCGTAGTAGGTGCGGACGGTATCGGCATCGAGCCCATACCGCTAGACCGCTCAGGCAACCGAATGAACGAGTTCGCCGCGCAAATAAAAACATGGTGGGCTGAATGGTCGCTGCACCCGGAAACCACCGGGGAGCTAACCCGCCCGCAGATGGAGCGCTTGGTCTGCCGTAGCTGGCTGCGTGATGGCGAGGTATTGGCACAGGAGCTGCGCGGGCGTATCCCCAGCTATCAGTACCTAACGCCCACCCTCTACGCGCTAGAGCTGCTAGAGGCGGATTACCTGCCGCTGGATGCCGACGACCCCAAGCGCGGTATCTTCGCCGGTATCGAGCGCAACGAATGGCGGCGGGTGCGGGCCTACCACATTTACAAAAGCCATCCCGGCGATATGAAAGGGTGGCTGCTGAATACCAAGCGCGTGGAAGCGGAGCGAATGATTCACCTCGCCTACCGCAAGCGCCTACAGCAGAGCCGGGGCATCACGATTCTGCACTCGGTGATTACCCGGCTAGCCGATCTAAAGGACTACGAAGAGTCGGAGCGCGTCGCGGCTCGCATCGCGGCAGCCATGACGATGTACATCAAGAAAGGCGACCCGGCCACGTTTAACCCGCCCGATCAGCAAGGCAACAACACCAGCAACCTGCCCCCAGGTTCGCGGCAAATACCCATCGCCCCCGGCATGACCTTTGACGGCCTAATGCCCGGTGAAGACGTGGGAATGATCGAATCGAACCGCCCTAACGCCCTGGTAGAAGGGTTCCGGGGCGCGATGATCAAAGCCGTTGCGGCAGGCACGCGGGGCGGTGCGTCTACGTGGTCGCGGGATTACGACGGCACCTACAGCGCCCAGCGGCAAGAGCTGGTCGAGGCCCAACTAGGTTATGAGCTGCTACAAAACGAGTTCATTTCCGGGTGGTGCCGCCGCGTCTACCGCAGCGCACTGGCCATGGCTGTTTTGAATGGAGACATTACGCTGCCGCCAGAGTTAGACGAGCGCACGCTCTACAACGCGTTTTATCTAGGCCCGGTGATGCCATGGATTAACCCGCAGCACGAAGCCGCCGCATGGGCTGAGCTGGTAGAGGCAGGTTTTGCCGATGAAGCCGAAGTAGCCCGCGCACGTGGCCGCAACCCCCAAGAGCTGAAAAAGAGCCGTAAAGCGGAGATCGACGAAAACCGCGAAAAAGGTCTGGTGTTCAGCTCAGACGCCTACCACGAGTTTTATGGGAGTAAAGAGAATGGCTCACCCAATGAAGCGGCAGCGGAGCGCGCCGCCGCACGCCGCCAAAATCGGCGCGCCTCTGCTTTCGCCGCAGGGGCGAACCCCCGTTGATAACGTACCCCAAGGCAACTGGTACAAGATCAACGCCCGCGATGGCGGCATTGCCGAGATTGCCCTGTTCGATGAAATTGGCGGCTGGGGCATTACCGCTCGCCAGTTCGCTCAAGAGCTGGCCAGCTACCGCGATATTTCGTTAATCAAGCTCTACATCCACAGCCCCGGCGGTGATGTGTTCGAGGGCATGGCGATTTACAACCTGCTACGCAACCACCCCGCCCGTGTAGATGGCGAGGTGTTGGGGCTAGCGGCGTCGATGGGCTCAGTGATTGCCATGGCGTGCGACACGCTCATCATGCCTGAAAACGCCATGATGATGATTCACCGCCCATGGGGGATTCAGGGCGGCGACGCTGACAACATGCGCCGTTACGCCGATCTGCTTGATAAGGTCGAAGACACGTTAGTAACGGCCTACACCACCAAGACCGGCAAGAGTGCCGACGAGATCAAAACCATGTTAGCCGCTGAAACCTGGCTAACGGGTGCCGAAGCGGTAGAGCAGGGCTTTGCCGACCAACTGGCGCAACCGCTGCAAATGGCAGCATCGCTAACCTCAAAACGTATCGAGGAGTTCGAACACATGCCCGATAAACTCAAAGCCCTAATGAGCCCACGCGGCCAAGGCAACAACCCGCCGCCCCCGGCTAACCCGGCACCGGCCCCGGCTCCTTCTGGCGCTGCACCCACCGCGCCCGCTAACCCGGCACCGGCCAACCCGGCACCGACGGCAGGCTACACCCGTGAGCAGTTCCAGCAGGAAGAGCAGCAGCGCCGCCAAGCGGTCGCCGCCGTGTTCGCCCCGTTTGGCACAACTCACGCAGCGCTGCAGCAAGAGTGTCTGAACGATATGAGCATCGACGCCGCCGCCGCCAAGGACAAACTGCTGCAGGCGTTGGGTAGCGGCACCACCCCTACCGCCCCGCCGCGCCCGGATACGCACATTAACGCGGGCAACGGCAACATCGTAGGCGATGGCCTGCGTAACTCGCTGGCCGCCCGTGTGCAGCTTGAAACGCTGGAAAGCGATAACGTCTACGCGGGTATGTCGCTGCGTGAAATGGCCCGCGCTTATCTGGTCGATAACGGTGTGGGTATCGCCAGCTATCGCGGCGATGTCATGGGCATGGTGGGCGCCGCTTTCACCCACACCACTGGCGATTTTGGCAACATCCTGTCAGACGTGGCCCGCCGTCAGATGTTGCGCGGCTACGAAGAGGCCGAAGAGACGTTCCAGCGCTGGACGGCGCGGGGCTCCTTGCCCGACTTCCGCGAGATGGGCCGAGTGGATCTGACCACGTTCCCCAGCCTGCGCAAAGTGCGCGAAGGCGCGGAATACAAGTACGCCACGGTAGGTGATCGTCAGGAGAAGATTGCACTGGCCACCTACGGTGAGCTGCTGAGCATTACCCGCCAAGCGATTATCAACGATGACCTGAGCGCCTTCACCCGCATTCCCCGGATGATGGGCCGCGCCGCGATTCGTACCGTGGGGGATCTGGTCTACGCCATTTTGGGCAGTAACCCGAAAATGGGCGACGGCAAAGCACTGTTCCATGCCGACCACAACAACCTGCTGAGCGCGGCGGCGCTGTCTATCGCCCGTTACGACGAGGGCAAAACCAAAATGGCCCGCCAGAAAGAAGGCGATGCGGTGCTGAACATTCGCCCGGCTTACCACATTGTGCCGGTGAGCATGGAAAGCACCGCCCGTGCGCTGCTGGCGGCTGAGTTTGACCCCTCAATGGCAGAGGCCCGCGTGCCTAACCCGGTGCGCGGTATGGCCGAGGTGATCGCGGATGCCCGCCTGGACGAGCAGAGCACCACCACCAGCTATTTGGCGGCAAGCCCTACCCAATACGACACCATCGAAGTCGCGTATCTGGACGGCAACGACCAGCCCTACATGGAGCAGCAGCAAGGCTTTACGGTGGATGGTGCCGTGTTCAAGGTGCGCATGGATGCAGGTGTTGCCCCGCTTTCATACCGTACCCTGCTGAAAATGCCCGGCGCTTAATCGCTAGGCCAACACCTCGCCCATAACAAGCCGCCTAGAGCGGTTTTTTTATGGGCGTTTGTTAACCCTTGGAGGTAACCCCCATGGCTAAGAATTTTGTTCAAAGTGGTTCCGCGCCTACGTTCATCGCCCCCGCTGGCGGCGTTTTGTCGGGCATCCCCGTAGCGATTAATGACCTAGTGGTCGTGCCGCTGGATGACGCCGCCGCCGGAGAAGCGTTTGTAGGCCACACGGGCGGCGTGTGGAACGTGCCCTGTGCCAACGGCCTGACGGCGGGCTCTAAAGTGGCCGTGCTGGCCGGTGAGTTGGTGGCCGATGGCACCGCCGGGGCGGTCTATTGTGGCAAGCTAACGGCCGACGAAGCGAACGGCACCGCTGACTTTCTTTTGGTGCAGTAATGGCCAGCCGTTTTGCCCGCGCGACGGCGCGGGCTAACCGCGTCTTCATGGGTCGACTCAGCGACGGCACCGCCACCTACACCCCCGCCAGCGGCCCCGCGCTGCTGGCGGTGCCTTACCAGCTCGATCTAAGCCACGAAGTTTACGATCAGGACCAGGTGGCCATGCGTGTGGCCACCATCCTGTTGCCTGTTGAGCGGGTGCCGGAATCCCGGCAGGGCGATACCGTCGCGGTGCCGGGGCGGACGTGGCGGGTGCAGCAGGTGCTGGAAGATGACGGCCAGTGGCGGCGGGTGTGGGTGTCGTAACCGACAGGGGGAGTTATGCCCAACCTGCAGTTCGACGTACGGCAGCTAAAGCAGCTGCGTCAGCAGTTTGACGCCAAGGACGTGGACACCGCCCTACGTTGGGCGGTGAACGCCACCACCCGCAAAGCGGCCACGCTGATTAGTCGGGAAACCCGGCAGCGTTACGATATTAGCGCGGGGGATATTCGCAAGCGCCTACGCATTCAGCGGTTAGACCGTGGCGATGGGCGGGCGATTCTCTACACCGGCAGGCGGTTACCGCTGGCGCAGTTCAAGCCCCGTGAGCGCTGGGTGACGGTGAGTTCCAAGCGGCGGGTACAAAGCGGCCCCCGTAAGGGCAGCATGGCGCGCCGTAGAGGCGTGACGGTGCGAGTGCGCAAGGATCGCGGGCGGCAGCTGGTGCAGGGTGGCTGGTTGGCCAAAAACCATATCTACCGCCGCAGCGACAAGAACGACAACCAAAGCACCCCGGAAATGCGCTTTGGCCCCTCAATCCCTGAAATGGTCGGTAATCAGCAGGTCATGGAAGCCGCGCAGGAGCTGGTGCGCGACGACCTACCCCAGCAGTTCAACGACCGGCTGAATTACATCCTCAACCGCAAAGCAGGCCTCACATGACCGACCCGGACATTATCGACGACCTGCTGGCGCGTTTGCGTGACAAATGCCCAGCAATGGCAACCGTAGACCATGCGCCGTTTGCCGAGCCTATCGACAATTTTGATGCCCAGACCCCCGCCGCGCTGGCGTGGTTAGCAAAAGATGGCGCAACGGGCGATGCGCAAACCACCCGCCCCGTTCAGGGCTTGCGGCTAACGTATGGCATTTGGTTGGTCTGCAAGCGGGCTGATTTTAAAGCCCAACGGCAAGCGCTACGGGAAGCGCTAATGGGCCACGGCTTTAGCCCGCAGCATAACCCCACCCAGTACCTGGGCGGTGAAACCACCGACATTCGCGGCGAGTTAATTTGGTGGCGCGAATACTGGACAGTCGATACCTGGCTGCGCCAATAACCCGCTAACCCACCCTACACAACACCCAACACCCCGCCGCGTGCGGGTTTTTTATGCCTGGAGGAAACCCCATGCCCAATGCAGGAGGCCGCTACGAAATCCGTGGCGGCAAGCGTGTGCTCGTGCACAACACGCAGCCCACGCCCGCAAAGCCCGCCACGGAGGCAAACACGCAACCCGCCGCGCCAGTGAAAACCGATGCAGCACCCAAGCCCGCTAAGGCAGCGGCCAAGCAAGAGGTAGATACCAATGAGTAAGCAATGGCGACGCCGCCTAGCCGTGGTGGCCGTAGAAACCCAGTACGGCGTAGCGCCGGACCCCGCCACCGCCACCATTCTAGAAGTGGTCATGCTGGACGCAGGCAACCCCTACGCAGGTAACACCGTCGAGCGTGAGCGCATGCGCTACGGCTTCGGCAACTTTGAGCAGATCAACACCGGCCCCAGCGTTGAACGCCAAATTCGCGTGCCGTTCTCCGGCTCCGGTACCGCTGGCGAGCCGCCCGCGTACTCCCCGCTATTGCGGGCCTGTGCGCTGTCGGAAACCATCGACAACACCACTGGTAGCGAAAGCGTCACCTACCAGCCCGTTTCTCAGGGCATGGATAGCGTGACGATCTGGTGGTATGAAGACGGCCAAGTGCAGGAAATTCGCGGCGCACGCGGTACCTACGAAATCGGCGCGGATGCCCAAAGCCTACCGTACTGGCAATTCAACCTCACCGGCCTTTACAGCCGCCCCGAAAATGCCCCCACTGTGCAGGGCGCAGAAAGCACCGTGGCCGGTGAGGTGCCGATCAACAAACAGAACAGCACGTTCACCCTGTTCGGCTACCCGGCGCGCCTGCAAGCGTTTAGCCAAAACGCAGGCAACCAGGTGGAATACCGCAACCTCGTCGGCTATGAAGGCGTGCACATCACCGACCGCCGCGTAACGGGCAACATCACCATCGAAGCCCCCGCGCTGGCCGACTTCAACGCCTTCGAGAAAGTTGAAAGCCACCAGGGCGTGACCTTGGGCGCCGTCGCGCTCACTCACGGCACCACCCCCGGCAACATCATCAAAGCCGAAGGGCTGCAGGCGCAGGCGGCCAACATCACGCCCAGCGACAACCAAGGCATCATGCACTACGGCATGGAAATTCGTTACCTGCCCACCGGCAGCAACGACGACGACGTGAAGTACGTATTCACCTAACCCAACAAACCAGCCACACCACGCCGCCCACTGAGGCGGCGTGTTTGTTGTACCCCTACCCATTTCAAGGAAAACACACTATGTCTCTGGTACTGAAAAAGATCCCCACCACCACCGTTGATGTGCCTGTTCAAGTGCCGGGCGAAGAGAAGCCTGCCACTATTCAAGCGACGTGGAAGCTACACGACTGGGATACCTACCGCGCCACGGTCGAAGCGCAACAGAAGGGCGAGAAACACGACGAAGAGTTGCTCGACGATCTGGAAAGCGTGAGCGGCATCAAGGACGAAAACGGCAACGACATGCCGTTCAACAAAGAGCTGGTAGAACAGCTCATGCAAACCACCTACATTCGCCGCCCACTGATCCTCTCATGGTTCGCTGCCCAAGAAGGCCGCAGCCAGGCCGCTGCAAAAAACTAAGCGGCGCTGGCCAGTGGTGGGCGGGTGCCCGGTCGATCAAAGACCACACCGAGGAAGACGCCAAGGCGTGGGGCATCACGCGTAGTAAGCCCCGCGCTCCCGCGCCGGAAACCTATGGCGTGTGGGAAGAACACTGGCCAGCGCTGGAGCTGTTTCTGGCCATGCGCACCCAGTGGCGCGTGGTCGCGGGCATGGGTGGTGCCCATCACCAGGGGATTGATTACACCGCCCTCTACGGCCACCCCAAATTTGCACGGCTCGGGTTTGATGAACAAGACGCGCTGCTTGCGCAGGTGCAGCATATCGAAGCGGGCGCCCTCGCCGCGTTGAACGACAACCCGATAGACGAAAGTGAAGACCATCGCCGCATAAGTGACGCTATCGCAGCACAGCACGAGCTGCAGGTAGCCACGCTGCTGGCTCATCACGAAGCAAATATCACGCCCTAGCACCCGCTGGGGCTTTTTTGTGCGAGGAATTCAATGAGCGACACCAGACACAGCTCTTTGATGCCATTACCTCTATTTTGATACGTCGGCTTGACGTCAGTAAATTCGTTTAACCGCGCCTAGCCAAACTTAACCAAGTGCGCTACGTTCCCTGTCGGGGTGACTCAACGGGGAATTTGTCGTGGCTGAATATTGCCGGAACTGTGCGGTGAAGCTCTTTGGCGAAAAAGTGGCCGCCAAGCATTTTCGCGGGCTCTGCAAGAAGGGCGAAACCTACATGGAGCTATGCGAAGGCTGCGGCGATCTTGTTGAGCTGGATCATAATGGATGGCGCGTAGGCACGAAGCGCAGCTTTGAGAATGATGCAAAAGAAAGCGTTTGGTTGCGTCTATTCAGTGTCTTTAAGCGATAGGGATCGATAATGAAGAAATTGGCACTACCATTAGCTTTAGCTGCGCTAACAGCCGGTTGCGCAAACGTATCAAATATGTCTCAGTCAGAACTTAGAGGTTACAGCACGGCGCAGCTATGCTCTACGTATGGAGGCGTACATGGCGGAGGGTGGACCAATACTAGGCCACCGAATGTTAGACAAGCTATACAAAGGAAAGGAGATATAACAGACAGGGAATGGAGTGCAATAAATCGCCGCTCGGTTTTTGTAGGAATGAGCGAGGCGGCATTGCTGTGTTCTTGGGGGACTCCTAATTTTTATGGCGGGGTAAACCAAACCAGAACAGCTAACACGCTTAGTAAACAGTACGTGTACAGAGGGTGTTCTGGCTGCAGAGCGGATTATGTTTATATTGAAAATGGCAAAGTAAGAGCCATTCAGAATTAAGCCAAGTTAAAAGCCCGCAACCGTGCGGGTTTTAATGCCAGTTATTTAACATGCCCGCCGCGAGCGGGCTTTTTTGTGCCTGTCATTTGAGGTGTCGCCATGTCTCGGAACTACAAAACTGGCCTGATCATCACCGGCGACGCCAGCGGTGGTATCAGGGCCATTAAGGCCACGGATGACGAGCTAGGAAAGTTAAATCAAGGCTTTGACCGGGGTACGCGCCGTAGCAAGCAGTTTACCCAAAACATTAACGGCACTAGCCGAGAGCTGCAGATGCTGCGCCGCGCCGCTGCGCCTATTGCCGGTGCTATTGCGGGCATGTTTGCGGCCAACTCGCTGCAAAACCAGATCAACTGGGGCGACCAGCTACAGAAAACCAACCTGCGGATTGGTGCCAGCACGGAAGCGCTGAGCCAGTACAACTACGTCGCCAGCCTCTCTGGCGTCGAGTTCAACCAGCTAACGACGGCATGGCAGCGCCAAACACGGCGTATTGCCGAGGCCGCTGCAGGCACAGGGGTAGCCGTCGCGGCGCTGGATCGCCTCAACCTTAGCGCCCAAGAGCTGAACCAACTGGCCCCAGAAGACCAGTTCGAGCGCATCGCGGAAGCCATGCAGGGCGTGGAAAACAGCAGTGAT